AAGACGGTCAGGAAATTGCTGCCAGCTTCCATCGCCACGTTCTAAACCCCGGCGATGACCTCACTGGTCAGGCTGACCGAGTTAAAGACATCGCAGCAGCAGTCTGGACAGACGATGTGATAGCAGCTTATCAAGCATCGCTGCCAGCCGAGCCAGTGGCAACTGAGCCAGAATCAGACGCTACCGAAACCCCAACTGAATAACGGAGGCTGGCATGAGCTACTCAGATTCATTTCCCGCCCAACGCCCAATATTCAGCTTAGACGCAGCTAATGCGGGTAGGCTGGACCCACGGATGACGTTCACCAGAGCCAGTAATGCCAACGTGTGGGACGGTTCCAAACACCTAAGTTCGGAGAACCTGTTCCTCCAGTCGAGTGATTTTGACACGAGTTGGACCGTCGAATTCCTAGGACTCACTGGTAGCCAAACAGACCCAGCGGGGGGAACAAACGGTTGGACAATTGAGGAAGCTGCGACAACTAGCTATCACCGATTGATTCAATCAATTTCCAGCGGCTCCTCTGACTATGGGCTAGTGTTTTACGCAAAACAAAACACAGGGACACGCTACTTGACGTTGGCGTTGGTTACAGGCAACAACAACTATGAGGCGGCGACATTCGACCTAGCTGGCGGTTCACCTGTGATGTCGTCTGGAAGCTCCTCATCGTTCAGCTCAGTGTCTGCGACCCAGACAGCTAGCAGTAACGGTTATTACAAATGTGTTTTAAAAGCCACGGGAAGCCCGGTTGACGCTCGCATCAGCTTAGTCAATTCATCGTCGCCCACACTGACAAGCTACGGAAGTTATGCGTATGCTGGCGATGGCTCCAGCTCCATCGACATCGCATTTGCCAGCCTATCAACCACTGGCGCTACGGACTACAACGCCACCACAACATCTATACACAGGCAGTATGCCCCTAGTTTGGTAAGCAAATCAAACAACATCGGGAGGTTTGACCACTCAACAGATGGGCAATCTATGGGCATCCTCATTGAAAGTCAGTCAACCAACCTCCTAACAAATTCGGCTGATTTTGGAGGTTCGTGGCTAATTGACAACTTGACCAGAGAGCTTGCCGCTGTCGGCCCAGACGGTACGTTAAGCGCATTTGCTTTTCGGGAGGAAACGAATAGCAATCAAAAACGGTTGTTAAGGGGTTACACTGCCGGTGGCGGCAATGTAACTATATCGGTCTACGCCAAACTGTTAGGGAACACACGTAGGCTAGTTATTAGGGAGGTTGGCGTTACGGGCCAGTCGGCTGTTTTCGACCTCGCAACCAGCACTAAAGTAAGCGGCAATGGGAGCATCGAGACTGTTGGGAATGGCTGGCATCGTTGCCAGCTCAACTTTTCATCAACCAGCACCGGACATGTCGCTGGAATTTATTTAATTCCAGCAGACTCAGACGGAGTAGGCTACGATACTAGCGCATATGCCGGTGACGGTTACTCCGGTCTACTACTGGCAATGCCTCAAGCCGAGGACCAGTCGTTTGCGTCGAGTTACATCGACACGGGAACCAGCGGCAGCACCGCCACCAGAGCAGCTGAGTCGTTATCTGTGGCTACCGCCGACATCGGATATACGGGTGGGCCGTTCACAATTGTGAGCGAGACCGAGGGCGGCAAGGGCAGCTACCCCAGAGCGTGGACGATTAGTGACAGTAGCTTAAATAACAGGTTGGTTGTGTATAGGAATTCAGATACATCCACTGACAATACTGACTGGTATTGCTATGCGGTGAGCGATGGTTCTGCACAAGTCAGTTCAACAATTACAAGTAGCGCATCCGCTGGGAAGCTTGCCGCTTGCCGTGAGTTACGACACCAATGACGTGTCAACCTGTGCGTCCGGCGGCACTGTCACAACGGACAACGCAGCAGTTATATCGGGGAAACTTACGACACTGCATATAGGCGCTCAAACTAACGGGGTCAGCAACAAGCTCAACGGCCACGTCAAACGGCTCTCCCTCTACAACGAGGCTCTGAGCGACACCAACCTCCAAGCCCTGACCTCATAACAACAGACACTCAATCAACTGATATGTTTACCGATTTAATGCTTAAGTTCGCCTCCGAGGAGGAAGCCAAGGCAAACCTCTACGATAAAGTCGCCATCGCTTGGGACAACTCGGACCCAGAGGCCGAGCCTGTTGCCACCGAGTGGGAGCACCGCCCTAAGTTCCGAAACATCGACACCCTCGGAGTCATCTACACTGGGGGAAGCTGGGATGCTGAGGGGAACGAGATCGAAGCACCAGTGGCAGAGGCTGGCTGGCACGTAAATCTACGATGCTTAGATGGCGAGAACGCTGTGCCGTTGTATGGGTTTTTGGTCGCACCAACACCAGCAACACCTCGGAGAGTTTGGGCATGACGGTTGAGAGGTCAGGTGAAAAATTCTCTGGCTACAACAAGCCCAAGAGGACGCCCAGCCATCCAAAGAAGTCTCACGCAGTCTTAGCCAAGGAAGGCGACAATGTTAAGCTGATCAGGTTTGGGCAACAGGGTGTAAGTGGCGCTGGTAAAAACCCTCAGACCAAGTCTGAGAAAGCCAGGCGAGCCAGTTTTAAAGCCCGCCACGGCAAAAACATTTCTAAGGGCAAAATGTCAGCAGCATATTGGTCCGACAAGGTTAAGTGGTAATGAGCAAGGGAACTAAAAAAGGGGGAAAGAAGGGTGGCAAACGAGGCTACTGATGCAATCAGATTTCTGTGCATTGGGGCAATCGGTTGGACAGTGTCCTGGACAGAAGGCCTGGAAGGCTGGGCCAGGCTTGGCATAGCCCTAGCCACTGCTGGCTACATGCTCGGTAAGTGTGTGGTCGTCTGGACCAAAATTATTAAAGGCGAAAAGCACGATGAAAAAAGCGATTGAAATGGCAGCCCTCCTGTCGGCTGCCTGGTTCCTGTCTGGATGCCAGATGCCAGAGGCTATCGGCAATGCACTCTACGACCCGGTCACTTCCACCAACATCATCACCAGCCCTGAAGGGGCCCAGATGGAAGTGGTAAGCACAAATGGCTGGACAATTCGACCAGTGGTATCAAGCAGCATTCAGGTTGCTGGAGACGTTGCGCCATTTCCCTGGTCAGGCGCTGTAGCTACAGCAGCACTCGGCCTGCTCACAGCAGGGGCTCACTGGAGGTCACGCAAATGGAAGGAAGCTGCCAAGTCAGGCATTCTTACTGCCCAAAAGTTCAAGGAAGAACTGGCCAAGCTAGACCCTAACAAAGCTCAGGCAATTAAGACGGAGGCCAAGACCCAACAAAAACTGGCCAACACTGAGCGACTGGTTCAAGCAATTCTCAACGAGCTGAACCGATGAAAATTTATGGCAAAACGGTGTGTGATACGTGGAGTAGTCGATGGCTACTCAAGCTACAGTCTTCACTGCTTTAGAGTAGTCGAAGGCATGACCAACCTGGGGAGAGATGTTGCACTCTTCCCGATAACAGTAGAACGAGGCAAGGGTCCGATACCCAAAGTTGTCTACGAGAGCCTGGTGAACAAGCACCAGCAGGAGGACTGGGAGATGATCATTCATTGTCCGTCCTTCAAGCCAACAGGCAACAAGAGGCTTGTCTATAACACTATGTGGGAAACCACCAGGCTGCACAAAGAGGGAGTCATTAACCTCAACCAAGCAGACCTGATTGTGGCACCCAGTAACTGGAACATTGGCCACTGGAACGCCCAGGGTGTTAAGAAGCCAATGACCAAAGTCCCCCTGGGCATTGACACCAGCGTGTTCCACTACAGGCCCCCTATAAAGAAGGAGGTCTTTGTGTTTGGAACAGCAGGCAGAACGTCTGCTGGAGGGTGCAGAAAGGGGTTTAGAGACGTCCTGGAGGCCTGGAAGAAGGCATTCCCCAAACGAATCAAGGACGTCAGGTTGCTCGTTAAAATGCACCCCGACGACCCAGACATCGACATAGACGACGACCGAGTCTTGGTGAAGAAAGAATTCTGGACCAGGGCCCAGTTAGCTTCTTGGTATGAGGGGCTAGACTGCCTGGTCAGTGCCTCCTATGGTGAGGGCTGGGGGTTGCATCAGCAGGAAGCAGCAGCAACTGGCAGAAGCGTGATCTGCGTTCCATTTGGTGGCATCACAGAGTGGTTTAACGATGAGATAGGCTACCCGGTTGACTACGTTATGACCCCTGCTGGTGACCACTACGACAACGGTGGGCTCTGGGCTAAACCCAAGCAGGAGTCTCTGGTTGATCGGATGAGAGAGGTTTTTCAAACGAGGAGGTGTGAGAAAGCGTTGCGAGCCAGTGAGAGGGCCATGTCCTTCTCCTGGGACAACAGCAACAAACTGCTGAACCAAGTTCTGGTCAAGGCAGGGTTCTATCAATGAGGCAACACCGAAACTATTCAATCAACGACGACGTTCCACTGACAGATGGGGACAATGGTTTCATCGGTGTTGACATGAGGACCAGTCCTCACCTCCTTCCTCCTGGCTACGTATCAGACGCCAGGAACGCACGTTTCCGATTCGGCATAGCAGAGCCCAGAAAGGGCACCATGCCAGTAGGCTGGACAAACATTAAGTCTAGCTGGGAATGGCCCATCGACTGGAACGAGGGTGACATCAACTTTGACGGTGTCCTCAGAGGTAACTTTGGAGACGTCTACGGAGTGGGTGTATGGAACGACCCCAACGGTGTTGACTGGGTCCTGGTTGCTTCATCCATTGACGGAACTAACATAGTTCTCTACCGGCTTCGTCCTGGCAACACTGCGGTGCCAGTCCGGTGTTCTGTCTCTCTGACAGTCCCAACAACACTCTACCAAGACGCTAACACGGAGGATGTGTATTGGTTCACACAAGCCTTCGATAAGTGCATTCTCTCCAGGGGGCACGACGATACCCACCTGGTCCTATCTAATTTTGAAGAAGGCTTTATCGAGGCACCGGAGGCATCGGGGGCTGGTGGAACTGAGAACATACCAAACTCGAAGTCTACCCTCTTTTTCGGAAACCGCCTCCTCGTTCCTCACAAACCTGCTCTGGGTTATAAGGCTGACCATGTCGCGGTCTCAGACATACTTGACTATACGTCGTATGACCCTGTCTATGCTTCGTTCAAGATCAACCAGGGCGACAGTGACAACATAGAGAGACTGTTTAAGTTCAACGATTCAACGGTTGTTGTATTCAAGTCAACCAGCATCTATGCGGTCAGCAACCTGGTTGGAGACTGGGGAGCCAATGCCGCACTTGATCAGGTTACCTCTGAGTTTGGCCTGGTTGGCCCCAGGTCCGTAGTCAACACAGGAAGCGATCTGTGGTTTCTTTCACAGCGTGGGGTGGTATCACTAAGGCAGACTGAACAAAACAAGCTACAGGGCGTTTCTGAGCCCGTTAGCACCCCTATACAGCCAATCATTGACCGTATCGACATGTCTGTTGCCAAGGAAACCGCCTGCGGTGCCTACTGGCAGAACAGATACTATTTGAGTGTCCCTCTCGATGGCAGTCAGCAGAACAATGCGGTGCTGGTTTACGATTTTCTAAACAAAGCCTGGGCAGGCTACGACGAGGGTGATGCCATCAAGATTAAGTATTTCTTTGTGGCTGACTTCCAGGGGACAGAAAGCCTGTTCTTTGTTGATTACACAGGGGTCGTAGGTCTCTACGAATACGGTGAGACAGAGATGGTCAAGCAGGAGCAGAATGCTTACTCATGTGACGTTCTCCTGGTAGGCCAGCCTGCCATCGGAAACATGGTGCAGGTTAATGACGGCACCGAGGTCTACGGCACCAGGCAGAACACCCTGGTTGAGAGCGACGGTGACAATATCACCGATGGAACTGACTTCCTGGTCGAAGACCCAAGGACAGGCGCTTCTGATACTGACGGTGTCTGGAACATGGGAGATGTAACAGCAGACCCATGTGATGATGCAGCAGACAACCTCTATGCTGGCTACAGCAGTGGTGGTTGGACCCATGATACCGATACGGTTGAAGCCTTGGACTGTGGTGTCAGGTTCACTAGCTCAACACCGATGCTTATCAAGGCTGACGACCCATACATCACGGTCATCTGTTCCGAGAAGGTCATGGTCAGAGACAGTGAGATTGAGTTCATGATTCTGACCAGGGGTTACGGCTTTGCATCTGGCAACAGGAGGCGACTACAAGACGCCCAGGTGTTCATTTCCACATGGGACCCAAAATACAGAGTCACTGCCATCACTGATGGCGTGAAGGAAGAGACAGTCCTCCTGGACGACACTTCCTACACGTTCCAGAGCAGGACTAAGTATATGACTTTCGCAGTTGATGACTGGCAGATCACCAACATCAACGATGACCATGAGACAGAGGGCAGGGAAGATTACTCTGTCATTCTCGACGCAACAGAACCAGGGGGAGGAACCGTCCTGGGTTCAACAGGCACCGTCCTGGACCTGCACCAGTATTACACTCACAAGCTCCGAGTAAACCAGAGGGGCTCCTACTTCCAGATCAAGTTCCAAGGCCTGGAAGGACGAATCAGAATTCATTCAATCACCACAGGCACCACTGACGGTCAACGTCGAGAGGGCCGACACGCCATGCTTTGATATGCCAGACTCAACCAAGAACTTTTCGGTAGACTCAGTGAATGCCCCAGTGGGCAACACTACCGTTACCAGGACAGAGTTTATCGACTCCCTGGAACACCTGAACTACGCAGATGGTAATATTCGCTCCATCGATGAACTGAGTGGCACCGCTGGGTTTGTTCAGCTCGACGGTTCTGGTGCAGCAACCATCAAAAGGTTCCTAGCATCAACAGGACTCGGCTGGACTAACTTTGATGGTGAAGGAGGCAACCCGACAATCAGGCTAACTGACCCGGTTACATTCCTTCACAGCCTGTTGAGCGTTGAGACCAACGCCATCACCAACAATTACGTTGTGAGCATCTTGAGCACCGGGCTGTCATACGCTCTACCAACACCAACCATAGGGGTTGCTGGAGTCAAAGTTGTCCTCAACAAGCATGACTCCAACTCAAACATCGCGATAACGAGTAACGACTGGGTTGACTACCCGTTTGATTCATCATTCGACCTGTCCTCTGGCAACTTTGCCATTTTCTTTCATGACACCAACAGCAAGTGGTATGTCCCTGCCGCAGAAGACTCAACCCTGACATAACATGGCTATCACATTTAACGTCCAGCCTGGCTATCAATTCAGTGCTAGTGAGAGAGTCACCTACTCCAAGCTCAACCTGCTTGGAACCCCCGGTATCACCCTCGCGGGAACCGTTGACTCTTCCGAGATCACAGATGGTGCCGTCACAACTCAGAAGCTGGCCTCCAGCATTGACATCAACAGCAAGATCAGTGACCACAACCTGGCCCTGACAAAGCTTGCCCAGGGGACGCATGGTCAGATTCTGTATTATGACTCCAATGGCGATTTGGTAACCCTTGCCCCAGGAACCAGTGGGTATTTCCTGAAGACTAATGGTGATGATTCAAACCCTGAGTGGTCTGCCCAGGCCGGTGTCTCCAGTGTTCCAATCAACCTGTTGGTGACTGATGGAGCTAACAAATACATCTCCACCGACGGTAGCGGGAACATTCAGTGGGAGGCCAAGGACACTACTACCACCATACAGTCCGTGGCTCATGTGTGGGACGAGAAGGTCACAAACTCAGGTGGTGGCAATAGCACTTCAGGCTCAGATCAGGTCAGGGACCTTAATGCGTCAAACGACCCAGACGGCATCATTACCTCACTAGCTACCAATCAGATCACCCTGGAGGCTGGGACATACATGATTGAAGCAGCAGTCCCTGGGGATGGATGCAACAACTTCGTGAGTTGGCTTTACGATACAACTGGAGCCGCAACACTTCTCAACGGGACATCAAGCAGAAGCTACAGCGGGGACAGGCTGCCCGTTCACTCGCTTATCAAAGGGAGGTTCACACTGACTACTCAGTCAGTGCTTGAAATTAAATTCAGATGCTCAAACAGCAACACTAATGGGCTTGGCCAGGCTGCCAATATTAGTGGTCACCCAGAAATCTACACGACTGCTGCAATATACAAGTTTGCGTAATGCCCAAACCCATCACAGATGCGGTTAAAGAATATGGCAGGCTGTTTGAACAGCAACTTGGGAATTACCTCATTCATGGCTACGTCTATTCAGGTGATGATGCGTTCATCATGGCCAGGCCGATAGAGAAGAAACACGCAGACAAGTTCGATGACTTCAACTTCAAGCACCAGAAACCAGACTGCTGGTTCGTGTTCTACGCATCTGGAAGGAACAAAATCAAACGGTTCCAAGAACTAGCACCATACAAACTTAAATACGTAGCCTGGCACAGGCTCTTTGGGGACACCCTGAAAATATACGACTGGCACTACTTTCGCAGAAAGACAATACATGGGAACAACAGTAAAAGCCGAAAAGCGTGATGGAGCGCAAGAACTCATCGACAACACAGAGGCCCAGGCCAAGGTAGCGCCACAGCTATTTGAGCTTGAGTCTAGTGACGAGTTTGGGCGACCAGCCTACGCACAGTTAGACCTGCAAGTTCTCCGAGAAGTTCTCACAGGCAAAGACGGTCAACCTGGTTTGCTTGACCTCTACGAGACAGACGTCCTCCCAAGGCTAAATGCAGCCGAGGTTGCTGGTAGGCGTGTTGGCCGGGAAGGAGACATTCGTGACGTAGAAGAACTCGGTGTCAGGGCCACTGAAGCATTCAAGGCAGCCAACCCAGAACAGGCTGCGCTTATGAGCGAGCTAAACCGTCAAGCCATGTCTGACCTCCAGTCAGGCGCAAGCTTACCTCCCGATCTGGCGAGAGAAATGGAGCAGCAGGTTAGGTCTGCACAGGCAGCCAGAGGTATGGGTTTTGGTGCAGTCGATGTAGGGCAGGAAGCCTTAGTCAAAGGCTTGCAGGCAGAACAGCTCCAGAGACGCCGTCAGGCCTTTGCACAGCAGATTGCTGGCATGAACGCAGCCACTGCCCAAGACCCCTTCATGGCCATTCTAGGGCGACCTGGGGTGAATATAAACCAAGGGGCAATGATAGCCGGGCAGGGTCAAGGGTTTAACCCTGGTCAGATTTTCAACCCAGAGAGTGCCTACCTGGGAAGTGTTCATGCTTCCAACATGAATGCGGCTAATAACGCTGCCATGGCTTCTGCAAACAACCGGACTGCCCTAATCGGGGCAGGCATAGGTGCAGCAGGTAGTGCGCTTGGAGGTTGGGCTTCAGGTGGTTTTGCTGGGTTTGGCGGCGGCGGCGCAGGCACACCTTAAAATTTCGCATAAAATTATGTTTTCAAAGCAAAGTTATTCAGGGCAGGGAATGGTTCAGCCAATGGTTACCAGCCAGGCTGGTCAGAACTTGGCAAGAGGCATTGAGAAGTTTGGCGAAGGTATAGGCCAGGCTTTCAAGTCAGCGGGTGAAAGTAGAAAGCTGAGAGCCAAGCTTGCGCCGTTTGCCGACGAATTCATGCCAGACAACATCAAGGGGACCCCGCAAGAAAAGGAGTTCACAAAGATGTTTGAAACAAGGCTGGATGACATGGGCTTAAAAGAACTGGAAGGCATGTCTGAGAACCTGCTTTTGAAAAAGTCGCTTCAGATGTATGACGCGAGAATCAAGCAAGCTCAGTTGCAAAATCAGACCGCACAAAGAGGCATCAACCAAGGCATTGCCCAAGATGCTTTTGACGTCAGCTTGCTCAGTGGTCAACCACCTCACCAGGCAGCACTCAGTGCATTTCAATCAACCAACACAGTCCCACCAGGGGCAGCTAAGGCTGCCATGGACAGGAGTCAAGCCACCGCATTTGCCCAGGGTGTTGATCAAGACTTCCCTGCTGGGGCAGATATTTCGACCATGCAAGCTATCGAAAGGAGCAGAAGGGGAACACTTGAAGACAAAATGGCTGCCGCAAAGAATGAGCAGGAATCACGTAACATCGAAAGCTTAATTAGCTACAGAGACAAGCAGGCTAACCTGTATGACGCCCAGGCTGAAGCATCCAGGAGGGAAGCTCAACAGAAGATTCAAGCCCAGTTTGACAGAGGCGGTTTAACTGAGGAGCAGGCGAAAATGTCGTCAGACATGTTCGACAAGCTCAATGCCTCTCAGCCAGTCAAGCAATTCGGGGCTCTTCAGGCTCAATATTCAGCACTAGAGAATCTGATTCTTGAGAAAGACTCTCTCCAGGGCCCTGGGGACATTTCAATTGTCTTCACGTTCATGAAGTCGCTTGACCCTAATTCAGTGGTCAGAGAGAGCGAGTTCCAGGTTGCCGCCAGAGCTGGAGGGTTACCAGAACAATTGGTCAACGAATACACCAAGATAACTGAAGGCTCATTCCTCACAGACGACATGAAGCAGAAATTTCTCAGCTCTGCTCGTCAGGCTGCCTCATCTTACGTCGAATCGGCAAACAACGAGAGGCAGCGATACGTTGACCAGGGTGCGCGATTTGGCATCAGCGAAGAATACTCTGGAGGCAAACCCTACTTCTTGAAGGCCAAGACCTATGCATCTGAAGAGGAAGCAATCAAGGCAGGCCAAGCGGGGGCTCTTAAACCAGGGCAACAATTCTTTATCTACAAGAACGGAAGGTTCCAACCAAACATCCTAGAAGCAGACCAGTAACATGCCACAAGGTTCATTCAGAGTAGTGCCTGTAGAGGAGGCTGTGCCCGACAAGCCAGCCTCTTCTGGTTTCAGAGTCGTGCCGACCGAGACAGACAAAACTGCAACTCAAAGCTTTTCTGTCAAAAGCCTCAATTCCTCACAGCAATTCGATGACCTGACGTTTGTCCCTGGTGACACCGATCAGGCCTACGAGCAATGGCAGGAATGGTTGGAGACCCAGGAGAAGCAAAGCTTCGGCATGGACGATGCCATCCAGATTGGCAAGACCATGTTCAAAGAACTCTACGACGGTGGCAAAGCATTCGCTGCCAACCTGGCTGAAGGAGAGTTCCAAAAGATAGTCAACTCACTGGGAGAAGGTGTCCTCAGAGGCACGGCAGATTTAGGCATTCTTTCCCAGAAGGGTGTAGACAGGCTTACTAGAGACGAAGCCATGACCAGGGAACGGTTCAGGGGCTGGAGAGAAATCAGGAAGCTTGAAGCCATGCGAGAGAAAGCTCGCCTGGGCGAAGAAGACATCATTGACCACCTGGCATTCTCGGAAGACCCAGACGCATTCTTTGGTTACAACCAGACCGGAGACGTTGATGTTGACCCAGCCCTGGCAGAGGGTGCCAGCTACGGTCTCGACATTGGCACAGTGGTTGGTGGGGCTACCTCTGGCTTAATCAGGAAAGGCGTCGGCAAACAACTAGCCCGACTGGAGGGCAAAGCACTTAGGGGTGCTGGCAAGATGGCTGGCAAAGCTATGATTGCAGCCGACCAAGTAGTTGGAGGGGTTGCCGAAAAAATCAGCGATAAGTTCCCGAATGCGCCACTCAGATACAAGCAGGCGAAAAACCTGGCGACCACGCTTGGCGTCATCAAGTCTGGCCCTGAAGCCCTGGTTCAGAGGGCTGCCCTTGAAGCTGCCGAAAGAATTGGCCCTGCTGGGTCAGCTCTTACTAAGTCCATCGACGAACTGCCAGAGTTCCCGACGAACATGGGACCATTGGAGAGAACCTCCAAGAACATGGCGCTTCCTGAAGGCGTAAGAAAAGTAGCAGGCAGAGCAAGCCGAATGGGAGGCGATGCAGCGCTTGGCTTAGTCAAAGACGTTGGACGTAGCGCAGCCTACGGTTCTGTTGCTGGCGCAGCCCTGGGAGGCTTCGCAGAAGGCACCGAGGGTGCCAAGGCTGGAGCCTTTGCAGCAGGCCTTACAGGCGGCCTGGGTGGCCTTGGTGGTCGCGCTATAGACACCATCACAGGCCAACGAGATGCAGCCAAAATGGAAGGCAGCATCAATGACTTTGTTAGCAGACACCAAGGCGACAAAAAAGCCCTGGCCATGCTTGTTGACATGTCCAACCTAGAGGTGGTCGACAAGGCATCAGGCAACGTTCGAGCCTCGTCTAGGAAAGCTTTAGAGAACCTGGCTACTGCATCTGAGATGCTTCGAGGCAGGGTGGACGTCAAGGTCCTGTCAGGCGAAGAGTTCGCCAAGATTACAAAGGGGAGAGGCGTTGATGGTTTCTATGATGCTCAGTCAAAGGAGATCGTAGTAAACGCTGACGGAAATAAGATTTCAGACACACTGCTTCATGAGGTTGGTGAGGCTATGTGGGACAGTGGCCTGGTAAGCACCAAGAGCGTCCGTAACCAGGTCGCCAGGGAATATAACCTCGATGATCTAAAGAGGTCTTACGCCGAGCAGATGCTCAGAGGAGAGAATGTAGGCAGACCAACAGAAGAGCAAATCAGTGACAGGGTGCGCGATCTTGACAGGTCTTACGCCCAAGACGGGGAAGAAGACTGGGTTGTCAGAGAGATGTTCTCTGAGAACTTTATGTCAGTCTCGACTGATCAGGGCCTGCATAACTACGTCAGAAACAACTCTAAGTTAGGCAAGCTTAAAACTGCCGTTCAAAAGGCAGCAGGAGGCTTTTCTCAAACCCCAATGACTGGACTTGGCATGGTGATGACAGAAGCCAAGGCAACTGTTTTCAGTGTCATTGACAAGGCGAAAAGGGGAATGGGCCTGGACGGTTTGGGGCACAAGAAGAATGTCAAGGAACCAGGGGACACCAAGAAACCTGGGGAGCCTAAGAACATCTTCAATGAAGACATAGACCCAAATTCTGAACTGTCAAAGTCCTACCTGGAGTATGCCAAGGCTCTCAACAGGCAATACAAGGCTTACGAGCAGGGCAAGGAGAAGACGACAAAGCTTCTAAAAGACTCCTCTGATGATGGTGTCAACTGGGACGGTGTTGGCAAAGAGTATTTCGACGATGTCCCCGACACACCTCAAAGCCAGAGCAAGGGCAAAGGGCCTCAAGGCTCCGACAGTAGTGCAAAGGGTGGAGGCAAGAAGGGCACCAGGAAGAAAGCTAAAAACAAGAGAGAGCTGAAGAAGAGGGCCCGGCAAAGAAGGAAAGAAGTGAAGCAGTCCCTGGAGCCAGAGTTGACCGAGTCATCTGTTCCAGAGGTCACTCTAAAGCCCAAACACGACGATGCAGGCAACGTCAAGAAAGGCTTGAACGAATACCGAGGCAAGTTCCTTCAGTCTAAGTATTCTGATGCCCCAATGATGGAGAACTTCAGGGGCACCATCGACGAGGTCAACCAAGCCATTGCTAACGGAAGACCAATTCGTTCCTACTACTTTGGCATTGGGACCAGGTCGCTGGGTGATGACACCTGGCTCAACTCTCTGACCAGGACCAGTGGAGACATTCCTGCAACCGAGGTTGACTACATTCCCCATGAGTGGTTCATCACTAACAATGGGAACGTCAATGTTCGAGTGATCGACTTGAACTACGTCAGAGGTAGGGTCAATGCCTGGAGAGACTCTAAGAAGTTAGAGCCATGGAACAATGACGTTGATGCCTTCCTGGAAGACGCCAAGAAATACCTGGACAATCACCGCAACAACATCTCAGGTGAAGAAGGACTGACAACAAAGCAACACAACATCATCAATGCTCTGTTCCAGGCGAACAATAAAACCATCAACCCACTCTACACTGCCTGGGACAAGAACAGCGGGAACCGAATTTACAAAAACCTCCGCATAGAGCGCATAGCTTCGCTGAGAGACACCAGTGCCAACGGGACACCGTTTGGCATGGGCCCATTTGACCACCTCAAGGCCAAACAGATGTTCAGCCCTACCAGGGCGTCTTCTCCTGAAATCGACGTCGCTCACGCCAAAGCAGTTAATTCAGGTGACACTGAATCTGCTCAGAGAATGGTGCAAGAGGCAGCCAGCAAAGCCGGGTATAACTTTGGGCCTCTCTATCACGGAACTTGGCAAAAAGACCAGGTGTTTAAGGGACGTAAATTTATCGAAAGAGAACCATTTAATTCTTTTAAAATTCAGAAAAGAGGAAGCACAAATACACCCATTAATCAGTGGGGTGTTTTCCTTACGCCCAACAAGCAGGGAGCAGAGGTTTATGCAGATTTTGCTGGGCGCAATAAAGCGGGTGGCGAGCGTAGAATTGTGAATGCCATGGTCAAGATGGAGAACCCTTACACTGCCGAGTTCAAAACGGTGGGAAGGCAGTTCTTGGACTATGGCTCCATGGACAACCAAGTCTACAAGACTAAAACCCAAGCAAGTGAGGCAGCTAGAGAGTTTAAGCAGGACCTAGTAGACAAGGGTCATGATGGAATAATTCTGACCGACAACGACGGGAAGCCATACGAGGTCATTGTGTTTGACCCCACTCAAATCAAGTCAGCCGACCCGGCTACTTACGACAAAAACGGGAACCTGATACCACTTTCCGAAAGGTTTAAAGAAACCACTGCTGACATTCGTTTTTCCCCAGCAAGACAGCTAGACAACCTCGGCATGTTCTCCAAGGCCCAGGAGGCCATCGAGGGAATGCAGCAGAAGAAGGGCACCTCTCAACAGTTCCTCAAAGCCATGGACAAGGCTGGTGTCAAGAAGGAGGAACTGGAGGACATTGGCCTGGACGTGTTCCTGAAAGACAACCCGACCACCACCAAGGAAGATGTCTTGAACTTCATCAGGGCTAACCAGATTGAGATGGTGGAGGTGACGGAGGTCGAGTTTCAGAGTTCGTCCAGGGATGGGTATGTAATCAGAGACACTGAAGGCGGGAACCTGTTTGACGACACCGTTTACCCAACCTACGACGAAGCCATCAATGCAAGGTATGACCAAATGGAGGCAACCATTCGTGATTTTGATGACTATCAAATTTTATCGGCTGACGATTTGCCTGCTGAAACAGTCGAGCGTTATGGGGTGGAGAAAGGAAGCTTTGTAATCACGAAGGCCGATGAACCTGATGAGTTGATTTCGCCTTATGCACAAATGGTTTTTGAAACCGAGAAACTTGCTCAAGAGGCTCTGTTTGAAAAAGTCGCTAACGACTTTGAGAGAAGGTTTGAAATTCTTGAGTCAGACGACCCTCAACAATCTGCCACCAAGTTCTCTCAATACACAGAACCAGGGGCAGAGCCAGGGACATACACCGAGAGGTTGCTGACGCTACAACCTGGTGGCGAGCAACTGCAAGCTCGATACGATCAACTGACCGAGATATTTAACAGAAGAAACCCCACCCTAGAGGAGAGCGCAGAATACACTGAGCTTGAACGGAAGCTTTTCAGTGAAGAACCTAATTCTCGCTTCGGCCCCTATTCCTCTTCCCACTTCGACGAAGCCAACATCGTTGCCCACGTTCGACACAACGACCGAATAGGGCCCGACGGTGAGAAGATTCTGTTCCTGGAGGAAATTCAGTCTGACTGGCACCAGGAGGGGAGAAGCATGGGCTATGCCCCAAAAGATCGTGAGAGCCTTCTGAGAGAAGCTGAATTACTTTACGCTGAAGACCCAAGACAAGCTTACGAGAAGTGGGCAGACAATTTTAGCAAGTTTGAGGCTTTTCTAGAGGGGCTCAGGAACACTCAGCCAAAAAATAAGACAGAAGAAGATTATGTCGCCAGGGTATCACCTGAGTTTGAGGCGACATATCAAAGAATGCTTCAGGAGGGCAAGCAACTCTCCCAGAAAATAAATAGGCTAAACGAACTTGATGAAGCTCTCAGCGAAATGGGCAGAACCCCCAACGCCCCTTTCAAGAAGTCCTGGCCTGAGTTCTCGATGAAGAGAATGCTCAAGCTTGCTGCTGATGAGGGCTACGATGCTATCGCTTGGACGACCGGTGAAACCCAGAACGCCAGGTATGACCTGGGGGACAAGATAACTGGCCTAATAGTTAACGAACTTGAAGGAGGTCAATACGAACTGATGGCAAGGGTCCCGGAGGAAGACATTTTCAGGGTCATTGATAGCAGTATGACCAAGGAAAAGCTTCAGGACCACATCGGCAAAGAGATGACCAAACGTGCCCTCGACAACATGGAAGGGCCCGAGGGAGTAAGGTCTGCCACCCTGGAAGGAGACGACCTCCGTCTGGGCGGTAAGGGCATGAGAGGCTTCTACGATGAGATGCTTCCCAGATTAAAGCTCTGGAAGCAGACGAAGGACTCCAAGGGTAAACCGTTACAGGTTCAGCAAAAGACCCTCAGAGATGGTTTACAGGCCAATTACGTGGCACTCAACGAGGACGTTAACTCTAAGGTCTCTGGTCAAGGCTTGCCTAGGTATAGTGTCAAACGTGGAGACCTCTGGAAGAGCCCTAAGAGCCAGGAATACACTTCTGCTGAGACCTCTATCAACCGCGACAAGACCCCAGCCACATTCGGCAGGGTCAAGTGGGAGAGGGGGACCGTTAACGCAGACATTGGAGGTGGTCGATTTGATAACGCTACCGACTTCTTGGCTAGGCGTGGTGTCAAGAACTACATCTTTGACCCATTCAATCGGAGCAGGGAACACAACGACCGGGTGGCTAACACCATTGCTAACGGAGGAGCCGACACTGCTACCGTCAACAATGTTCTCAACGTCATTAAGGAGCCAGGCAACAGGCACAAAGTCATTGCCCAGGCAGCAGACGCTATCAAGCTTGATGGAGAAGCATACTTCTTGATCTACGAAGGCAACAGGAGCGGGAAAGGCGGCCCAACAAAAGCAGGCTACCAAAACAACCTGGGTGCCAAGTCCTATATCAAGGAGATAAGCCGATACTTTGGTGACGTCACCCAGCGAGGGAACCTCCTGGTAGCAACTAAGCCAAAGAAAGCAGACGCTGACAACCTGCCAGGCTTCAACGTAAAGAGTGAGCCTGACATGCCTTTTGCGGACCTCATTCTCAGTGGACGTAAAACCATAGAGACAAGGGCCAAACCCACCTTAAACAGCCTCGTAGGGCGCAGGGTTAAGCTTATAGAGACCACAGGCAAGGGTTCGGGTAAAGTCAAAGGGGAGGTCACCGTTGGTGAGCCTAAATTCTACAAGACAAAGGCCGAGTTTGACGCTGACTTTGACAAGCACTTTGTCCAGGACAGTTCTGAATTTGCGTTCAGTGAAGCAGGCAAGTGGGGCTACCCGATGGAGGACCCTGTAATTTACCAAGAGCCCTATGAGACCAACACTGTCCTGGACAAGCTAAAGGGCAGAGTGATTACCAGGAGCGTTCCAGGTAGGAGGTTCTCTCCAAGCAGGACTGACGACCAGGGCAGGCCCCTTGGCTCTCAAAAGGCTAATGACCCGAGAGCAGTTGAGCTTGATATTACAAGCTACGACAAAGACGGAAAACCGGTCTTCCAAACTGTTGATTACGGCATTCTTGACTCACCGTTCTTCCAGCAATGGGAGGGAGGCCCCAGGGGAGCCGTCCAGGACTATGACTTGGACAACGTCCACTACGACGTGACCCAGAAAGCCAAGGCTCAGATCAAGCAACTGATTGACAACGGAGCGATTGAAGAACTCTCCAACCTGTTTGTTGAAGAATACAACCGATTGATTCAATACCCAGGGGTCACAGATGGCATGGGGTGGTATTCCCGCATGAGGGAGGCCATCAAACAGGTGTTTGGTAAAGGAGCAGAGATGTTCACTCACCTACTTGGGGCGACCAGCGCAAAGACACCAGTCGAGAACAACTTCATCTATGCAGCAGAGTTGATGAAGAGGTATCAGAAGGGTGACTTCAATAGGCAGATCAAGAGCTACAACGAGATGTATCGTCTCAACAAGGACAAGAAGCTCTATGAGACCATGGTCAGGAGAAAAATAATTGCCAGAAGCGAGGCTGCCAAAATGACGCCTGCTGCCATGATCAAGCGCTGGATAGAACATTACAACCTGACACCAGTCAGGGCTAACGGTAAGCAGTATGGTCAGAACAGTCTTCCAGCATTGAAGGCCATGGCTGAGAAATGGCTGGTCGACAAGGTCACTCCCAAGACACCTCAGTTTGCAATGAACCTGGGAGGCTCGTCACTAGAAGCCACCATTGACGTTTGGGCGGCCAGGCTCATGCGCCGACTCACTCATGAGCCCTTCAGTGAGAAATGGAGAATTCAGCCAAAGAGTGAGGGTGCCGTAAATAACCAGGACTTCGCAGTCTCTCAGGTCGTTTTCAGGGAAGCCGCAAGGAAGCTTGGAATGAACCCTGACGATCTCCAGGCCATCGTGTGGTTTGGAGAGAAACATGTGTGGGACGAGAACGGTTGGACCGGAAACATTGGTGCCTTTAAGTCTTCCTTTGATGAGGCTTTTGATGTTTACTTCCCCGCTGGAAGACCAGCCCGTCAGTTATCTCATGCCGAGAATATTATTTCATTCTTGCAGAAGGAACGATTGATCAAGAAACACCTGGCCCAAGGGGAGACAGACAAACTCAAAGGAGACATACGAGAATATGACAAAGCCAGAAAACTCACAGGTGTCCAAGCTTACATCAAACAAACAGGACGCAGAGATGTTGTTAAAAGCATCCCGCCTGATGTCGCAGCAGATGCGGGACTCGGAAACCGACGCAGCAATAGAGGAAGCGTTCCGAATGATAGAGGAGGAGCGACAGCAAAGTTCTCCCCAGCCCGACAACTGAACAACCGAGGTGGAGCCATCTACCTAGACGGTTACGGCTTCAGGGCAGTTCAGACATCTAGCAGGGCAGGGGTCAGAGTCTACTCTGACAAGGGCAGGCGAGTGGGCCCTGTCTTCAGCTCAGTAGAGAAAGCCCAGGACCACCTGGACAAGCTGAGAAACAATTAAGGACACAAAAAACCCTCCCACCTGAGTATCCAACTGCCGGTGAGAGGGCTTCTCCGTATGTCTAGCAGGTAACCGCTTATAGTTCCCTAACCACAACTAAATTACCCGGTAGTCCCAGGGACAACGTGTCTCTGGGGCCAGGCCTGAGTAAGTTGACATAGGTGACTGACACCTGTCAAACTTTTAGCATCGATGATCAACTTGCTCTACTTACCGTGCCATCAATCACTGGAATTTGACGAGCTAAGGCTGTTTTCAGACATGCCTAATGTGACCGCAATGTCTCCAGGTTCCTACTGGAAACCTAGCAAGGGTTGCCGACTAAGGCCTGGGCTAGACCTAGACGTTCCAGCCTCCTGGGTGAAGCAGTGGAACATGATGCCAGTGCCACCGGGTCAAGACCACAAGAACCACATCTCAGAGGAAGCAGTTGAGCCCTTTGACGTCATCGTGGTCATGCATCAATACCAATACATCCTAAACAACCTGGATGTCTTCAAAGGTAAACATGTAATCTGGAGAGATATTGGGCAGGCACCTCCGTGCCATGAAGTGAAATACCTGAAGCAACTCAAAGATCATGGGGTCAAAATTGTCAGATATTGGGAAGGCTTTCAGGGGCGAGAACACTACCAGGGGCACGATGCCATCATTCCATTCGGCAAATACCAGGAAGACTTTGAGCCATGGAGCGGCAGCCTTCTGAAAGTTGCAGCCATTGCAAACAACTTTAGAACCAGGGCTAAAGTGTGCAGGAAGAAATGCTGGGACATCGCTACCCACAAAGTTAGCAGGAGGCTGTATGGTAAGGGCAATGCCGGTATCGACGGCAACGCAGGGTGCCCCAAGTATGCAGACCTAATCAGGGCCCTGTCAGATCACAGATCGTTTTGGTATGGAGGAACCTGCCCTGCACCCTACACGCTAGGACTAATGGAGGCCATGTTCACTGGTGTTCCTGTATTCTCAGTGAAAGCCCCAGGCTGGGAGACTGCGTTACCAGGGCTTCTTGGGGCAGATCAACTTTGCGATGACTCTCACCAGTTAAACGATCTGCTCAAGAGGTCTCTCGGTGATGATGTTGAGTGGCTACAGCAGATCAGCGATAAACAGGTCCAGACTGCTAGGGATGTCTTTGGCGCTGACAAAGTCAGGAGTCAGTGGCAGGAGCTTCTTTCTTCTCTCTAGCCCTCACACCGTCGTAGAACTTGTTGGTATCAGTGAGCGTTTCGTGACACAGATCATTGATAACATTTCTCATGGCTTCAGGGTAGTCATCGACGGTCTTGAAACTGAACCCGTCAAACTCTCCGATCATCGGTATGAGCGCAAAGTGAATGTCGTTGTCCTTGCAGAACCTAGCATACTTTGGAGCCAGCATGACCTGGCAAGGGTGCCCAACAAAATTAACACTGACCGTGTAGCCTAGGGCTTTCAGCGCAAGAATTCTACCACTGTAAATCTCCCAGTTGAACTTAGGTTCTGTGGCATGAAGCGAGCAGTTAATAGCCCTCCATTTTTCTGGCCCAGCAGCATGGACCACCTTGGTCCAAATGTCGCTAGATAGATTGGTAGTCAGTGCGATGTGAAAGCCTCGTTCAGCCATGAAACTGAAGACCTTTTCGATTCCGTTGTAGAACAGAGGCTCACCGCCGTTAGTGTGTAATACACCTCCAGTGAAACCGTTGATGTCCAGGAACCGGCCAAACGCTTCCACCCACTCATCAGCGGTTGTCTTCCTGGTGTCCTTTGGTAACCCGCAGTAATTACAATTGTAGTTACACACCCAGGAGGGTGCCCACAATATGCTGCAAGGCTTTTCAATTCCATTGTAAGCAGCAGGGTCATTGACTCCTTCAGAGTCTACCTCTTGGCCATCTCTCATGACCTTCTTTGATGACCAGTGCCGATCACAGACTTGGTCACACCTCTGAACAGGGCATCGCCCCATCTCTTTCCTGGCGACAACCTCACCGTCCAGGATGTTACCAAGCCTACAGTCCTGCCGAAAGATCATGCTATTGCATGTGGAGATGTTGCCGTCACTGGAGATGCTGAACCAGTCTTGGCCAGCCGAGCAATAAAGTCCGTCCTGCATTAACAGACGCTACCCTGGTGACTGACACCTGTCCAGGGGGGCTCTCTCCAGGTTTTTAAATGGAACCATCTAGAACCCAACCCAGAGGTCAAAGAATTCAGCAGACTCCTGCCGGGTCACTAGAGCTTTGTAATGCCGATGCAACATGACAGGGGAGTTGCCCAGGTGAAGGGCGGCAGCCTCGGCTGACTGTAATCGGTTCAACCAATGACTGGCTGCGGTGTGCCTCATACAGTTCCTCGGCCACCGAGCAAGCCCTGCCTTCAGCCTGAGAGCTTCCATTCGTTTCCTGATGTTGGTCTGGGGCCTGATCAACTGGGTGTAGTGTCCATGGTGTTCAGGTATGTCCATGATGCGTCTGGTTTTTGTTTTGGCAGCCTGGGCCCCGACCACCAGGTGAGTCTCGGTAGCTTTTAGATGATCAACCCTGGATGCTTCAGCAACCCTCAGACCCATGCATAAGCAGAGCCAGAGGTGTCCTATTAAATCTGAAGGGCAGGTTTTGATTAACGAGCCAACCTCGGCATTGGTCAGGACTTCAACGTCGCCCTTGGGGTAGCTTGGCTTACCTGGAATGTTGATTGGTTCCTTGATGTAGCCCTGGGACAAGCACCAGTTCAGGAACACTCCGACCTTCCTCCTGGCAGTGTTACCAGCCCTCATTGCATCGAGAGAACGCCACCAACTTTTTGTGGTGACCTGACAGAGGGGACGCTCAGTGTCCATGAACAGATCAAGCTTGCGGAGAACCCAACCAAACTCCTTGCAGTATTGCGGGGACCTGCCTGCGTCGTAGAGGTGTGTTAAAAATAATTCAACACAGGTCTTGACTCCTTGGGGTGAGGCGAGATACAACCGTCGCCATTCATTCCAGACCTGGGCAAGGCTCACGCCGTTAGACCAGACCTCACGAATGATAGCGGCGTCCTGAGTGGACAGTTGAAGGGTTGGTTCCTCCGATAGAGAATTTGGTGGAGCCGAGGGGAGTCGAACCCCTGACCCCCACAATGCCATTGTGGTCAATTGTTCCTCCTGGATGTGGGTGGTAGGACAGTTTTTGTCCTACCTGTGTGTTAAAGTTGAATCGTAATCAGATGGAAAAGTTAGAGCCAATTGTCTTCAACGTGCCCGGTGATGTGGCCGAAGGTGTCATCGCCCTCTGCCAGCACCTGGACGTTTCGCCTTCCCAACTCTTGACCGAGTTAGTGCTTGGTAGTCTTGAGTCAGAAGGCCTGTCACTCGATCAGTCATAGTCTGACCGAGCCGTTCGCACTCTTTCTGCCAGCCAAGGAACAGGTCCTTGTCAACCCAGCATGAGATGCATCGTTTATCAGGGTGTCTTGAGTTAGCCATAAGCAGTTAACTCTACTGACTGACACCCTGAGTGCCACAATAAGTTATTAACAATTTGAGCTACCGGGTGTCAGTCACCCAGAGCCAAAACCAACAGTAATCAAAGCAATAGAAAGGAACTATGAGTCTATCACCAATAGCCCCAAAACCCATACCTAAACAGGTAACCCACTGGTATTCCAAAACGGCAATGATGCCGTCGCAATACGGTTTAGTCAGCCACCTAGCTTGGTGCCAGCTCGACGCTCAACGAATGAATGAGAAATCGATGTTGACCAACTACGTGGCAGAGAAGGCAGGCTACTGCTGCATAACCAGGAGCAAGCCCTCTGTTCTAGAGGAGCATGGATGCAAAGTTTCATGACCAACAGCAAGCAAAAGGGAGCCAGGGGAGAGAGAGCCTGGGTAAAGAAACTGGCCGAGTTTGGCTACGACTCAACCAGGACAGGCTTCCACCAGAGCCAGACAGGCTGTGAGTCACCTGATGTGACCTGCAAGGCCCTGCCGGTCAGGTGGGAAGTCAAGAACGCTGAGAGATGCCTGGTGCGAGATTGGCTCGCCCAGGTTGTAGGGGAGGCAAAGCCCTACGAACTACCTGTGGTCACCTGGAAGTCGAACAACAGACCGTGGGTGACATTACTGAGAGCAGACGACCTGCTCACCCTTCTCCAATGCTGTGATCTGAAGCAACTGGAGGAGTTACTGCAACAACGTCAGATGAAGAAGTGACCGAATGAGAAACCTAATCACAACTATGCTAATCGTCGCAGCCCTGACCGGCTGCAAACAGCCAGAGACCAAGCCGGTCATCAAAGTCAGTAAGGACATCTATGTCCTGCAAGAAGCAGCACCATCGAAGCGATGTGTGGCCTCCTGGTATGGGGAAAAATACCGGGGCAGGCTGACTGCAAACGGCGAAGTCTTTTCGCCCGATGAATACACGGCTGCACACAAGACACTGCCCTTTGGCACCAGGCTCCTAGTTAAGCTTGGGCCCAACAAAGTCATTGTTCGAGTGAACGACAGAGGGCCCTTTATTGAGGGCAGAGAACTTGATCTCTCCAGGGCAGCTTTCGAGGAACTTGCCGAGAAGGAGGCGGGTTTGATCAACGTGAGCTATTCAATTCTTAACTAAGGTGACTGACACCCATGGACACATTTCAATACATCTCCTATCGAGGCTTGAAGAAGGCGAATGCCTACGTGAGCCGCGACGATGTCATCGAATCAAAGCCAATGCAGCCGATTAAGACTGACCCCATTCCGTATGCGTCACCTGATGAAATCAGGCGAGCTAGTGAAATGAGAATGAGGCGAAGAGTTGCAAGAGGCTGGCTCCAGGGAGCCAAACAACTTTCGGTCGAGGTGACCGAAAAACCGAGTGACCCACACTCAAAAAACAACAACCCAAAAACAGAAAGGTAAAAAATGGGACTAACAGTAGGAACAACCGAAACCAACAAGAAACGCACTCTGGTTCCAGAGGGCAACCATGTAGCACGGTGCATCAGCATCATTGATCTGGGCACCGCAGATAGTGAGTGGAAAGGGGAGGTCAAGAAACGGAAACGAGTGATGTTCACGTTTGAGTTTCCTGACCACACCGCAGTGTTCAGGGAGGAGGACGGGCCCCAGGCGCTGGGTCGTAGCGTGACCTACACCGCAAGTTTGAGCCAGAAGGCGAAGCTTCGTCAGGACCTCCAGGCGTGGAGAGGTCGAGCATTCACGGCTGAAGAGCTGATGAAGTTTGATCTGCAAAACGTCCTCGGTGTCCCTTGTCTGGCGAACGTCCAGCACAAGGAGAATGCTAATGGCACCACTAGCGACCGCATCGTTGGTCTGTCAGCCCTTCCAAAGGGTTTGCAGTGCCCTGACAGCGCCAACGAGCCTTGGGCCTATTCCATCGATCAGCACCCAAAGAACTGGGACAAGGTCCCGTCATGGGCAAAGGAGGACATTCTGGCCTCTGATGACATGGCTGCGTCGGAGGTGACTGACACCCCTAAACAACCAACTGAGGTGACCGTTGATGAAGTTCCGTTCTGAATTCGCAGAAGGCCTGTTCAATGGTGTAGCTGAGTCCGTCTACCGGGCGGACTCAGCCCTTTCCACCTCGGACCTCAAGCGCATCTCCAACCCGTATGAGTTCCAGCAGAACATGTCAGGGAAAGTCAGAGGCTTCGACACTGAGTCGATGAAGACTGGCCGCCTCTACCACATGTATGCACTGGAGCGAGATCGGTGGGACGCCGAGGTTGCGGTCTGCCCTGATGAGTTCGCTGACCGTAGGAAGAAAGCTTCCAAGGAGTGGTGGGCCAGGCAGGCCGAGAAAGACATCACCATTATCAAGGAGGAAGACCTGATAGCCATTCAGTCGATGCACGACAACCTGATGGCTTTGCCATGGGTTGGCGATAGCATTGAGGGAGGCGAGACCGAGGTCAGTGTGTTCGCAAAGAACCTGGTCAAGGGCATCGATGTGAAGTGCAGAATTGATTGCTTGCTCAGTGCAGGCCGAGAGCGCCGGGTCATTGACATCAAAACAACCAGGAAGGGTGGTAGTAGTCCAAAGGAGTTCACCTACACCTCCAGGAGGTTGAAGTATCACTGGCAGCAGGCGAATTACCAGCGCATCTGTCAGAAGGCGGGCTACCCCATAACCGATTGGCTATGGGCAGTGGTTGAGACTGAGGCACCCTACACGGCTGCGGTCTACAGGTTTTCTCCTCACGACATGCAGATGGCTAACGTCGAGTTGGACGAGGCCTACAAGAAGCTCACCTCCTGCGTGGAGCTAGATGTCTGGCCGAGTTACACCCCAAGCGAACCATTAACCCTCAACCTGTTTAATGCAGTTTGAGAAACGAATTCTGGCACGTAATGCCTACCACAAGCTCCCTGGGTTTCTTCAGGAGTTTGCCAGGAGGTTCCAGGTCAAAGAGGTCTGGTTCCCTCCCGAAGGCACCAAACTGCCAGAGGCTCACCCCTGCACGGTCAGCCACGACCCAACAGAGACCCCCCGCTACGTCGCTTATGTCAAAGCCGTGATCGATGGCGGGGAAAGGGACCCTGGAAAGCTCAAGAGCTTCCTCCAGGGTCTCAGGTCCTGTGGCAAGCCAGGGCAGGAGTTAATTGAAATCATAAAAATGAAAGTGTTGCGAAAATGACCGACAGAAAACTTGTTCTGCGAAGAGGGCCGACAATGAGGCCTGAATGCGCTGAATGTGGACGACCATCCGAGCATGACCACCATGTTGTGCCTAAGTCTATGGGAGGAACCGCTACAGTGCCTCTTTGCACTGATTGTCACGGTAAAGTTCATGGCAAGGCTATGGCAGCATCGTCCTTAACCCGGCTTGGTATCATGAGGAAGTTTGATGCAGAGGAATGCTGCCTGGTGTTTCACCACTGGTGCGATGGCCACAGTATTGAAGAGATAGCTGAAATCTACGACGAAGTTGGAATGCCTCCTGTGAAGGACAGGACCTCCTACATTCGCAGGAAGCTCAAAAGAATGCGCTCGATTCCTGTCAGGTCCCTTTTGGACCTGTTTGAGCCAACTCTGAGATATGACAGTGAGAACTACGACAGAGAGTTCTACGCACTAGCATGGGAGGGCCGACAATGAAGACACCATTCATTCCAGCCTGGCTCTTCGAGCAGAAGTTTAACCCCCAGGAACTCTCCATCTACTGCTTCATTGCTATGAGGGGCGACTGCTGGGAGAATAAGAGGTCCATCGCCCAAGCCCTGGGCATCTCCAAGGACAGTTTTTACCGTCACCTCAACAGCCTAGTCTCTCACGGCTGGGTGACCATGTCCTGGAAGGGCAGGAAACGATCTCTCAAAGTGACTGATTCAGGTAAACCAATTCAGCGGAAGTGTCTCAAATCAGGGACACCTAATGTCGCATCTGAGGGACACGTAGTGTCTCATTCTAGGGACACCAGGTGTCGCATTTCGGGGACACTAACTAATCAAGGAACTAATCAAGAACTAATCAACAGAACTAATAGAATATCAGAGGCCTATTCTCTGATCTATCAAGCAGGTAAATCTATGAGGGGTTCTGGCCCTACCATGGAGGAGCGTAGATGGAGGGAGGCTTCCAATGGCTGACATCATTGAAAGCAAGAAGGCTACCTGGTTAGCCGAGAAGAAAATCAGAGAACAGTCAGTGATGGCTCTCCCCCTGGAGATACCTGCTGACGAGAAAGCTGAGAAGGCTTTCATTGGTTGTTGTGTCTTGGGTGCCTATGAGAACGCAGTCAATGCGGGTGCCTCCTTGGACCTGTTCCATTATGAGGTCACCAGAAAGGCCTGGAAGGCCCTTGAGAGCCTCTCTGAGGCATCTTTGGAGATTAATGAGGTCAACGTAGCCAGAGAGGTTGGAGAGGGCCCTATGTGGCTAATGGATGCAATAGACAGGGCACCCACTCACAGCAACTATAGCTACTGGCTTCCTAGGTTAAAGGACATGGAGGTTCGGCGTCGTGTCTTTCTCAGATACTACGACGGCATTACCAAAGTGAATGACCCAGATGTTCCTACTCCTGACATTCTTTCGGACATGGAGTCGAAGTTCTTCGAGGTCACAACTAATGCCTCGACTCTGCGTAGCCAGAGCCAGGGTTGGTCAGAGGTCCTGGACACCATGGGCTCTGCCTGGCCAAACGGCTTGCCAAACAAAGGGGTGCCTACAGGCATGCCATCAGTAGACCGGTTGTTCAGGATGGAGGAGAACATGCTGGTGACCCTGGCAGCTCGTCCAGGAAGGGGTAAGACGAGCTTCGCTATCTACCTGGCTGTTCAGGCTGCCCTCCAGGGCAAGAGGGTCGTCTACTGGTCTTTTGAGATGCCATTCAACCAGATTGCCGGGAAGGTCATCTCAGCCAGCAGTGGCCTGGATGTCAGGCAATACATGGAGACTGGAGATGTCCCTGGAGGCATCGAGGTCATGGTTGAGGCCACCAAGAAGGCCATGGCTCTGCCTATCACCATCGAGGACAACGTAGGCCTGACTGTGTCAGCTATTAGGGCCCAGGCCAGGAGGCTTGTGAAGGAGCAGAATGTGGACCTGTTCATCGTCGATTACATCCAACTTATTCACAGTGGGAAGCGGTTTGATAGCCGGGTCAACGAGGTAGGGCACATCTCCAGGCAGCTTAAATGCGCAGCCATGGAGACCCAGAGACCGTTCCTGGTCCTCTCACAGCTCAACAGGCAGATTGAGACCAGAGGGCCCGACAGTGAGCCCAGGTTGGCAGACCTGAGAGAGTCTGGTTCCATTGAGCAAGACTCCGACATGGTCGCCTTCCTTCATCAGCCAGACATTGAGCAGGCCCCAGACTTAACCAACCTGATTGTCAGGAAGAGCAGGTTTGGACCAGAGGGTAAGGTAGGCCTGAAGTGGACTAAATGGAACGGTGTCTTTGAGGCACTGAACAAGGAGGTCACAGTATCTGAACCAGCATTCTGAAATGGAAATCACACTTAAATATCAATCAATCGAGGGAATGAACATCAGGGTCACGTATCAGGCTACAACGGTAGATGAGTTAGGCAAGCTACTGTTCACGCTACCAATGATAGCCACCGAGGACGCTGAGTTTGGAGAGGAAGAAGAGCCAAAGAAAGGGAGACCATGGAACTAATAGCATTAGTAGGGAAAAAGAGGAGCGGCAAAACAACTGCGGCTACATTCATTCGGAACCATCACCCAGGCATAGCATTCAGGGACAGTTTTGCCAGGCCTATCAAGGAGCATGTGGAGCGCATATTCGGGCCCCTGGACGAGACACCCAAGGAGGTTCTCAGGCCAGTCATGCAGGCCCTGGGAGAGTCTCTCAAGGCTAAGTTTGGGCGAAACGTGTTCATTGACCAACTCAAGGCCCGTGTGAAGAACCTAGAGCAGGCAGCAGACCTGGTCATCATCGATGACCTACGGTTTCCTTTCGAGGCTGACTGGGTCCGTTCCCAGGGTGGCAAGGTGATTAGACTTATTAGGCCAGAGCTAGATGGAGTGGTAGACAACCACATCTCAGAGACCTCAGTCGATGAGGTTCTGGCAGATGCCACCATCATCAATAGCGATGGCATAGAAGCACTTTTCCTCAAGGTGACTGACACCCTGGGGAGAATACGTGACCATGATCACCATAACACTGAGCCGATCAGAGCTGGCACTAGCCAGGCACTTAGCGCATGAGCGAACAGCAGTCACTGGCCCAACCAGGACCAATGACCAAATGGGGCACCTGGACGAGTCTCCAGGTGCCAGAGAAACAGCCGACACCAATGGGGTAGCAGGTGAACTAGCCTTTGCAAAGGCCTTCAACCTGTGGCCTGACCTGGACAGTTCAGGGCCATGCATAGCCGATGTGACCCTGCTAGATGGCAGGACAGTGGACATCAAGACTACCCCAGTAATCGGAGGCAACCTGATAGCGAACCTGAAAGCCCATAAGACGGACTTTCTAGCCCTGGTGGAGTGCCAGGACCACACGTTCACCATAGTGGGCATAGCGCCAACCTCAGAGGTCGAGAAACCTGAACACATGGAGCCCATACAGGGTCGCATTGTCTACCTATACCCAAGAGAGAAATTAACAGACGTTCAATGGATAACGAGCCAACACCACAAGCCGACTTTGAAGGCGGCGGTTACTACTTTGAGCTAGGCTTCTTCACGAAACTAGACAAAGCCTGTGACCGATTCTTCAGAAAGCGAGGTATGCCCACAAGCTACACCTGGCGAAACCCCAACCCTAAACAGAAAGGAACCAGCGATGATGCTGAAACCAACAGTTCTCCTGAAGCATGAGTCAGGAGTCACGGCTCAATGGTATGACGAGCCCAACAACCGCATGATGATGGCCATCTACAGCCCTGTAGGTGAACGAGGCAAATATGCCCTGAGTCAGATAGCAGGCCCATGGTCAGGTGTGGTCAAGGTAGACGAGAACGACCCCAACACCTGGGCACCATACATTATACCAGGGTTTGAACGTGAGCGAACCTATGTCCTGGACCAGGCTGAACTACTGCTTCTCTGCATTAACGCAGACTACGGTGGCATGGCAGCCCTACAGAGCATCTTCCTGGGCCCCATCATAGGGTTTGACCAATGATCTGCCCAATCTGTCACGGTAAGGGCTACGTCCTGAAGCCAGAGCCTGTCCACTGCCCAGCATGTGGTGGCTGGGGCTACAGGCAGCCCTCTTGTCAAGCACCAAGGAAAACCCTACAAACAGGGGACCGTGAACGATTGTCCAGACGTAAATATAGACTTGGAGGTGTCAGTCACCCTTGACAGACGACCTCTAGACACAGATAATTGGGAGGGCGGTTGGAAGACGATAGTCTCCAGCCGTCTTTCTATTTACCACCATGCCTAAAGGCTCCCTGACTCAGTTCAATCAGAGAATGCCTGACCAGGGTCTCAGGAACTATGATGGGACTCAGATCAAGGCTAAGGACCCGAAACGATACGACTGTATCGTGAGGGCAATAAGAGAGGGTGTAGGGCATGAGAGCATAGCTAAGATATTCGGAATAGGTCAGCAGACCGTCCAGGGTATCAGTTCTAAAGAAAACCTGCCTGCCCATTCTCAAGAGGCTCTGATCAACAATCTTAGGCAGACAAGGGACCTGTGCCTGACCAAGTTCAAGGAGGCAGTAGAGGCCAATGAGGTGAAGGCTGATAAGTTACCCGTCGCCATCGGCATCTTGACCGACAAAGAGGTCCAGGTTCAGGGCTTACCCAGTGCCATTGTGGCACATACATCAACCACCATTGATGCGTTAGCCCTTAAACAGCTCATTGCCAATGCCAGGAAGGACGAAGAAGTCATTGATGCAGAGGTGGTAACAGAAGAAGAGAACCCCTGATACAATTGGAACATAATTGATATTGTGCGAAGAATGGGCCCAACAAGGGGGCGGGGGGGGTCAGTAATCTCCCAGGAGTGGCGATATGGAAACGCATCTCCCCAACCACACCAAATGACAAAAGGGCCCCCCTTGGGCCCCCATTTTTGACAGCTAAGCGGAACGCTTAGGTGTCAAGACAGACTGACCATGAAAGACCATAAACACATCTCATGTAACTCTTGTGGAGACTCTAAAACCTACCTGTTAGCCCAAGACGATGGTTGGCTCATAGTGAAACCTGCTGATGCTCCCTGGGAGGTCCTTTGCTCCTACTGCTGGGACAGGTTTGATGAGGCAATGGCTAAAGACTGACCATGGAAGACCAGGACAACCAACCTAAGAAGCGCACCAGAGGCAAACCGGCTAAACGTAGGACCATGCTAGAGTCTCCTGACCTCCGATGGAAGGCAGGCAGGGAGAGTAAGGTGGGTAAGGTCATTGGCCACCCTCTTAACAGCAGGCTCATAGAGACCGATCTTGGGCTGGTCCATGTCAGTGATGCCCGATGGTTCCAGAAAGGCCTTCAGGTGCCCGTCTGGTGCGAACCTGGGGGCAAGAGAATGTATTGCAAGGGAAGGCCAAGACAGTTGAGCAGGTGGTGACATGAAGTGGACCAAACACCCTATCTACCCGGTTCCTACCCAGTCAGAGGCGATGGCTATGGCTGCCCAGGGCACCCTGGAGGAGTTTTACAACAAGAGGGAGGAGCTGATCAGGCTAGAGGAGGCTGACCCTTATCTTTATGGGGCAGACCATCACAACACTGAGGGCATCTTTGACCACTGGAAGGACGTGGACAAAGCCCTGGAAGACCCCACTGTAGATGTGATCTACATTTTCGGTGGTAACAGGGCAGGGAAGTCTAGATACATGGCTTCTAGGGTTATTAGAGCGATGGTGAACAACCCTAAGTATGCGGTCTGGTGTTGTCATAGTTCTAATGACTCTAGCATCCAGGTTCAGCAACCCTACCTGAACGCTTACTTACCACAGCAATGGAAGGCCCAGAGAAGGAATGTAAGGTCCGTTCAGAACATTGCTTTCAGCCAGAAGAACGGTTTCTCCAACCGGACCTTTGTGGGGGTCAACCACAGTCAGGCCTGGTTCAAAAATTACACTCAGGACTTGGGCACATTGGAAGGGACAGAGTTAGACCTCATCTGGATGGACGAGCTAGTGCCCCTGGCTTGGGTTCAGACTTTGAAATACAGGTTGGTCTCACGTAGGGGCAAAATGATCATCACTTTCACCCCTATTGAGGGTTACACACCAACTGTTAAAGACGCCTGCGAAGGCGCTATTATCGAGGAGACTAAACCTGGGAAACTGATAGACCCTAAAGCGCCTTCAACCATACCAGGGGTGCCCAAGGGGCACATGCCATACAAGGCCAGGACAAGACAAGGTAATGGACAGATATTTTGGTTCTTCAGCGAGTTCAACCCCTACTCACCCTTCGACGCCATGGAGAAAACCCTCCAGGGTAGGACCAGGGAGGAAATTGAGATCAGGGCATACGGCTATGTTTCCAACCCTATTGTTGGTAAGTTCCCCCGATTTACAGACAGGAATATCGTCAAGGCAGACCAGGTTCCAAAGAGTGGAACAAACTATATGGTGGTGGACCCAACGCCTGGGGACCGCAATTGGTTTATGCTTTGGCTTCGCGTTGACGACCTTGGTCGCGTGTTTGTTTATCGTGAGTGGCCTGACTTTGATAACTACGGTGAGTGGGCTCTACCATCTGCGAAGATGGACGGTAAGAAGGGCCCGGCCCAGACCGCAGACTGTGGCAGAAACTTGCAGCAGTATAAAACACTGATCAGGGAACTAGAGAGAACAGACGGTGGCATTCAGGAGAGGTTCATTGACCCCAGGGCAGGTAGGACGGCTGTTCTCAGTCAGCGAGAACATAACCAGAGCTTGATTGACTTACTCTCGCAACCAGACAGAGGTGCAGGGGGTGAGGTCACCAAAGAAGGCCTGCTATTTACCCCGGCTCCAATGACGCATATCGACGAGAGCTGTGCCCTTGTCAACAATTTGTTTTCCTATAACTTGAGCGAGGAAGTTTCGGTTCTGAACGAGCCGAAACTCTACGTGTCGGAGGTGTGTAAAAACTTAATCTACTCTCTGAGAACCTGGACCAATGCCGACGGCGACAAGGGGGCCAGCAAGGACCCTGTTGACTGCCTAAGATACGGCATTCTCATGGACCCCATCTACGTCCCCAGGAACCAGGAATACAGCACACAACCCGGCTCATATTGATGCACAACCTAGATAAACTGGTTTCAACGACGGAACCTAACATTTCTGAATTGCGGAGAGACTTCCGCAGGGCCCATACCGACAGGCGAATGACCAACAGGGTCCAGCAGGCCGACAACACTCGGTTTGCCTTCTGGAACGGTCAGAGTTCTGACGGTAAGAAACATGCCGCTGACATCGGCACCCAACCCTTTCCCTGGGAAGGTGCCAGTGACACTCGAATTAGGCTGGCCGATGAGGTGTGCAACTTCATGGTCAACCTAAGCACTTCCAGCATCGCCAGGGCAGCCCTCAACGTCGATGGCATTGAAAGCAGTGACATTAAGACATCTGGTGCGGTAGGCCTATATCTGAGGTGGATGCTAAAGACTTTGATGCAGCCAGACTTTGAAGAAGAACTGGAACTGCACTCCGAATATGCAGCGCAATATGGTTGGAGCGTCCTTCATGTAACCTGGGAGCGTTGCTACGCCCAGGTGCCCCGCGAGATTAACCTCCAAACACTCACCGGCTATCTAGGGGCCGACAACCCGCCTAGTATTGACGCTCTAACCGCTGCCCTGCAAAACGAACAAGAATACCTGGCTGACCTCTTGGTCGCAGGCAACAAAGGGTTGACCAGGACAAAAGCCCTGAAACACATCAGGGAGATTGTAGAGACTGGCAAGACAGTGTTCGAGGTCCCTGAGATGACTCGGAACCAACCCAGTATTGTCGCCCTTCGACCTTACTATGAGGTCTTGTTTCCACCCGAAACAACTGATTGGCAACGTGCCAGGGCCATCTTCAGAAGGGACTTCTACACAGTTGCCGAGATTGAAGAAAAGGCAGCATCAGGGGAGTGGGACAAGAAGTTCTGCGAAGAGGTTAAGAAGACTGCTGGCACCAATGCTTCCAGCTACGAATACGGTCTTTCCCCGGTGGTTGGCACTAGTGATCACATGGACGACAAGTCCAACCTGGTCGAGATCATTCATGCCTACTCAAGGCGAACCACTGACAGTGGTATGCCTGGCATCTACCTAACCATCTTCTCGCCTTACCTGGAGAAGAACACCAAGGGAGAAGAACTCTTTGGTGAACACAAACTGGTTACTGAAGCAGGGGACACCTACCCGTTTGAATGTTTCACCAGAGAGAAAACCCGTCGCAGCCCCATTGAAAGCAGGGGTGTTTCTGAGATTGTTAAGACCTGGCAGAACGAGATCAAAGTTCAGTCTGACAGTCTCACCGACAGATCAAGCTTTGAGATTCTCCCGCCACTCAAGGTGCCCTTGAGGTATGGTCAGAGAATCAAAGTGGGCCCTGGTGTCCAGGTGGCCGAGCAACGTCCCAATGACATCTCCTGGATGGAACCTCCTCGTCGAGGTTCTGAACTGGCCTTCCAACTTATCAACGATATTACCATTCGGACAGATCGGTATTTCGGCAGGCCCAACGCAGCCGTTCCACCTGTAGAAACCCAGCTCAACCAGCAGGCCTACGTGCATCGATGGCTTCGCCACATGTCATCTGTGGTTGGTAGAATGTGGGAACTCACTCAGAAGTTCGACTCTGACGAACGATTTGCCCAGGTAACAGGGACCAACATGGGCATTCCCAGGGACCCTAACAAATACAACTTCTCATTGCACTTCGATATTCGAGAGCTGGACAACGAGTTTGTTCAGAAAAAACTCCAGGCTATCTCACAGTTTGTCTTACCAGAAGACACCATGGGCATCGTTGACAGGACCAAGCTCATTCGCAAGAAGCTGCAAGTCATCGACCCAACATTGGCCACAGAACTGGTCACAGAAGAGGCTGAAGCTACCAAGAAGATGTTTGACGACGTCAACAACCAGGTAGCCCTCATGGCCCTGGGTAACCAGCCGAACTTCGTTGAGAACGACCCAAGTGCAGGCATCAAGTTGCAGTTCATGCAGCAGATCATTGCCTCCAACCCTAAATACCAGCAATTGCTCCAGGGTGATGAACAGTTCCAGCAACTGGTCCAGGCGTTCTCTCAGAACTTGAACATGTCCATGATGCAGCAGCAGAACAAACAGATCGGCAGAATAGGAGTCAACCCCAATGGATGATTACAGGTTCGGGGGTTACCCCGATGAACTATTGCAGGCTTTCGCAATGTCTGAGGAACACCCTGTCAGACAGGGTTTGCTCTACATTCTCAATGAAGCCATGAAAGGGGAAGCCTTCACGGTCGCAGCAACAGACTTGAGTGACTCGCAGAGGCATTACCAAGCAGGACGCCTGGCAATGATGCAGGACATGTATTTCGGCTTTGAGACCCTGTTCCAGGACGCCCTTGGGCAGAAAGAATCTGACCCTACCCCTTGACGGAAAAACTGAAACTCCTACTTTTCGCCTTGGGTGACTTACACCTAGGTCCCTTGGGCACCTAAAGACCCATGTGAAGGGTTTCTTGCGACCCGTTCCAAACAGCATGTCTGAAGAAACAGTGATGACCGCAGAACACCAGACTGCGGAGGAAGCCCTACCTAATGCTGGTGCAATGGATGCAGTAAGAGAAGCGATCAAGGGAAGCCTTGGTCCAGCTCCAGAACCTGCCTCCGAAAAGACAACGGAAACACCTCCTGTCCCTGAACCTGAAGCAGACTCAACGCCGCAGTCTGACGAGGGCGAAGGAGAACCAGAGGGCAACACGAACAGTGACTACTCCTGGCGCAAGCGAGTGGACAAACTGACATGGCAGAAGAACGAACTCCAACGAGAGATCGAAGAACTGCGTGAGAAACAGTTTGAGCTACAGAAACAGTCGCGACAACCAGAGGAACAGTCACAATCTGGCATTTCAGACCTCATTCAGGACGCCTCAACAATTGATGCACTGGAGAGGCTTGAGGACCAAGCCATGGAAGCGGAAAGGTGGGCGAAACGTGCCCTCAGTCGCTACAGGCGGGACCCAGATTCGGTAGAAAACGAGATTCGCAATCGCACTGGGCAAGAGCTGCCCGACGATGTCGAAGCCTGGCTAGAAGACCTCAGTCTTAATGCTGAGTTCTCCAGGGAGAGCGACATACCTAAGCGAAGGAAACAGATACTCGCTGAACACCGGTCATTTGAGTTCGCAGCCGAGAAATACCCATGGCTGAAGGACCCTAAAAACCCGGCAAGGGCTTGGGTTGATCAGGTAAAGCAGGCGAACCCTGCAATTAAGCACCTGCCCGACGTAGACCTGTATCTCGCGAGAGCCCTGGTGGGCTTTTACTTAGAGCAAGAGCAGGTCAATCAGGCAAAAGCACCAACAAGAACACCTGACCCAACGCCCCAACCAGGAAGGCCTTCCGCTCAGAAGAGTGTCTCTTCAACCGAGGACTCAATCGCCAGAGCCAAAAAACGTGTCATGCAAACCGGTTCCAAGGACGGTCTCAGAGACTTCATCACTGCGGCATTCTTGAAAGGCTAATAATTATGGCAATGCTATTGGAAAAAGATCAGGTCGCAAAACGCGAGGACCTGCTTGATTTGTTAACACGGGTGGATGAGAAAGCCACTCCGTTCATGTCCCTTGTCAACAAGGGAACCACACCGCAGAACACCTACCTAGAGTGGCCTGTTGATACCTACGGCGCAGCAACGCTCGGTGGAACTGTTGATGGAACTGACGTCACCTCCTACGAGAACGCAGCCGCAAACCGTGCCATCATCTCAACATACCTACAGACCTTCCGTCGTAGCGCCCAGGTTTCCCGCTTGGCCCAAGACGTTTCGGTTGTTGCTGGTGTGAGCGATGAGATCGCAAACAGCATCTCCGTCAAAGGCGTTGAGCTGATTCGCGACATCGAGGCTACCTGCTTGAGCGATCAGGAACACCAGGTTGACAACGGCTCCAACGCTTACTTGACCCGTGGTCTTGGCGTCTGGATACGTGACACCGCAAACCTGACTGTTGCTGGTGCTGGTTCTGTTGGTGGACAGTCTCTGCTTGCAGTGCCTGCCGCCTTCCGTCCTGCTGCTGGTCAGATCATCGGAACCGCAACCGCTTCCATCACCGAGTCTGACATTCAGGCTCTTCTCCAGACCATCTGGAGTGCCACTGGCATGATGGGCGACTACAAGTTGTTCTGCGACGCAACCCTGCGTCGTGCCTTCACAGACTTCACCCGCACGATTGCAACTGCTGGCTACACCGCTCGCAATTTCAACATCGACGGTGACAGCAAGAAGGTCACGAACTCTACCACGATCTTCGAGGGCGACTTCGGAACCATCGAGGTCATCGCTGACAACTTCATCGGGTTCCAGGACGCAGCAGTTGGCTCTGCACAGGAAGCTGGCCGTGGCTACCTGCTCGATATGGATAAGATTGATCTGCGGATGCAGAAGCAACCAACGGTCGAGAAATTCGAGGACCGAGGTGCTGGTGATCGCTTCCTGATCGAAGCTCGCGCAGCCCTCCAGGTTCGCAACCCAATCGGGTTGGGCCAATTCAGCCCTGCTCTCTAAGAGTTGTTGCAGCAACTCTAGAACAACTCCAGGTGTGGGTCACCTGGTCACGCAACACACACCTCCTGGGGGAGAGGGGAAACCCTCTCTCCCTACGGGGTGAATAAATTTATGGCAGACATCACAGACCAAGTTCGCGAGAAGCTCGCCAATCGCCACATCGACTCCTACGACCAACGTCATGAGGAGGCGATCAAACGCCAGGCTGAAATCGCCAAACAAAACCGAGGTGGCAAACGATCTGTCGAAGGCCTTGGTAGGGCCACCATGGAGATTGACTCCAAGGTCTACAACGAGTGGACCCGCCGAGAAGGCAGGGAAATCTGGAAGGACCCTGAGTTCCGAAAATACATGGCCAAGAACAACCCTGAACTTCGAGTGAAGTCCCAGGGCACTGGCAAGATTCAGGTAGGGTATGGCTCATAAGCCACTCAACTATAGAACTGTCCTAAAGCAGGTCTGCAACCTGGCTGGTATCGATCACGACACCCTAGCCACAACTGAGTGGCGTCTTATCAGGGACCTGATCAGTCGTCGCATTCGATTCGGTTGGGAGGCTGCCAAGTGGCCAGAAACCTGTGCCACTGAGCAACGCACAGTCACCCAGAGCGGGGGAGATGAGGGAAACTACATAGCCCTTGATCAACCGGGCCAGACCGAGATGTCAGAAGTGTTCACGGTCTGGAACAAGTCGCCCAAGGCCAACACTGACGTCCAGAGCCTGGCGTTCTATCTCTCGGAGAATGGTGTTCAGATTTCGGCCAACCACACTCAGGTCTATGTGTTGTTCCGAAAGTTAGCTCCAGAGTTTGCTGGAGAGCTTTACAGCCAGAGCAAGTCCTACCTGATCGGAGATCACGTATACGACAACACTCACGGCAACTTTTACATCGCCACCCAAGACGTCCCATCGGGTGCTGATTACAGCCCATACACCCAGGGCAGCTATTGGTCGCTTGTGAGCGTTCCAAGCATCTTCTCTGACTACCTGATCAGGGGAGCCTACGCAGACTACCTGCGACACAACGGAGAACTCGACAGGGCCAGGGTGGCCGAGTCAGACGCAAGAGGTGCCCTGGACCATGAACTCCTAAAACTTCACACCCAGCAGGGCCAAACAACCCGGCTGGAAGTAATGACCTACTAATTTTTTAACCTGGGTGACTGACACCCGCTCACACTATGCCAGCACTAATTACCGGAGTAGATAACAACGACAAATATCGCACTGTCAGAGTGGGTGACGATGGTCACTTTGGCTCCAGCACTGGGACCTACCAGGACGGGGCAGGAACGCTCAACGGCAGCTTTAGCTACATCTTCGCCCATACGTCTACAATTTTGACCAGTGTCACTAGTCCTAATCTGACCGGAACCCTGACCAACATATCTCTCCAGGCAGGTAGCACCTGGCGTTGCTGTTCTGCGACCCAGATTGTTGTCAGCACCGGGGCTATCACAGCTTACGACGCATGAACAATGCTGGACTAGGAACTGGGTTTGGGTTCAGCCCAACCACCAACAGTGACGTCATTGTCAATGAGTATTTCCTGACATTCGATGATGGCGACAACTTTATTACCGAGGCTAACGAGTTCCTAGTGATAGCAGACTATTCAGATAATTAACGACCATGGCCAATACACGCATCAAAGACATTTCAACTGCCGCAACCACTCTCAATAGCGATGACTTTATCGCGGTTGATGGCAGCACAGCAGGCACCAGGAAAATGGCCAAGGCCGATCTCATCAGTGAGGTCAGCTCTGGCGTATCGGGCACCTACCTGGAGGAATCAAACAACCTGAGTGATGTCGCCAGCCTGGACACCTCCAAGCTGAACATGGAGATACCTGACGTAGGCACTGCGCCTAACGAGGTTCCGCTGAACGGCCAGCTTGGGTCAATGGCCTACCAATCGGCTGAGGGCATATCAGTGGGGCAGCTTGAGGTGACTGACAAAATTGAAGGCTCGCTTGGCATTAATGGAACACCAACCAAAGCCCTTGAAGTCAAAAAAACAGGCTTTTTGGGCAGCTCTACACTGGGCAGTCCCACAGACTCGACGGTTGGAATTGATGTCCGAGGGAACGCATCAACGGACATCATACAGGGCGAGGTCCTAGGCGCATACACCCTAGACGCCTACGACAGTTCAACCGCAACTGGCGGTGGTGTCACCCAGAACAGTGGAATGCATTTTGTGGCTGGCAATCATTTTGGTCCATCAGCCAGTAGTGTCGATTTGGTTTTTGCGACTGGAGCCAATGGGTCAACTGCCGAGCGATGGCGAATAAACGCATCGGGCAACCTAGTCGCCAGCTCAGGTTTGGGAATTGATTTCGGGTCTACGTCTAGTGGCTTTGGCACACCGTCAGGTGGTCTGCTCAACGATTATGAGGAGGGGACGTTCACTATCGGGACAGCCGGTGATGCAACTGGAGCAATTAGCCACCAATATGGTCAATACGTCAAAGTGGGGAGAGTGGTCACGGTGCGACTGACGTTTAGGGTCTCTGCCAATTTTACAGGAAACAGAATTGACGGTTTGCCGTTCAATGCACAATGCCCCAACACCGGCTCATTAAGCGGCATTGGAGGTGGGTTTGTCGCTATGACCAGCAATGTAAACGCATCACCAATTTTCGCCATCAACACTCACGGCACTGATGAGATTTCGTTTATGAGCGGAACATCTACTGGGGCGTTGCATGTTATCAACACCACTAATTCAATTTACCGAATCACTGCAACCTACGAGACCACCATCTAGCCAAATTTACCCCAGCTGGATGCTGGGACGGACCAAAAC